TTCAGTTTAGCGCACTTAGAACAATACTCTACATCATATATCTCAAGTAAGTTATACTTTTTGTTACATGAACACTTTAGAGAAAACCTGCTTTCTTTCAAGCGACTTCTTTTGACAACATCTGTAATTGGGTTTTCACCATTCAATGTTTTCAAGTATTCTTCTCGGCAGTAATCTACTATGTTATCTTCACTTTTTCCTTCTACCCACATTTCTAATACAGTAGTCTGTATTCTCTTTGCTAGTGGAGTTTCGGATATTCTCTTAGCCGTAAATCCTGTCATAGTGAACTTAGGTTCTTCTAAAAAGACCCCATCCTCCCATGAGATTAAACCTGCATTTCGATTCTTAGTTATGCCAACTCCTAGAGAAGAAAAATACTTCTCAAACTCTAGAACTACGGGGTGTTCATCCAACTCTAATGTGTTGGGGAATGACTCTCTTACATAGTCGTTAATCTCTTTTAGGCTTTCATGGGCTTGTTCTATAGACTCTACTTTGATGTAGATAGAGTCTGTATGTCCGTAGACAACCTCCATTCAAATCCCTCCGGTGTTGTATTGTTCCCAAAAGTTTTCCTTTCTTTTTGTTTTTAACATAAAAGAAAAAATATGCTTACTTATTGCTACTACATAGAGCCAATAAACAAATGTGCAAAAAGGCTCTACATAGGGATATAAAACAGGGGCATCTACTTGGCTTTTTATTAAATTATAAAAAGGCTCATACAAAGGCCACTTCATAATACCACCAACAACAGTGTAAGTATTGTAGCGATATTAACTGCATTAACCATCATTAAAATCTTATTACTTCTTTTCACATTATCCAACAATTCTTGTAAAGTATCATTGGTTGCTTTTTGCACTTCTATCAATTCATCTAAATCAAACATTTTTATTTCTCCTGTTTCTACTGTTTTTCCAACTCATGCACCTATGGCATTCTTTTGTATTAGGATGTAGAATCCTTACTGTTTTATTGCAGGTATTACAATACATGCTTTCACCTCCTTTATGAACCGCCCACGACTCACTCTCTTTGAATGTTTCTTACAAATCCATGTGGCCGAATAAGCATCACCAACATGGGGTGAGTTTCCTCTTCTTTCTATTACCTTATCTAGAACTTCTCTCGCAGTAAAAACACCTGTAGTTTTTTGAATCTCTTCAACAATCCACTTTTCAAAATACTTATTCATTTTTAATCCTCACTAAATATGGGCTATGTAAATTACTTAAGATGGTTCTAGCACCATCAATAAAACCGTATTTCTTTCTATATACTGTTTTCCAACCATATTCATTACAAGTTTTTTCCTTAAAGAATTGCGATATTCTCCTTTTAGGACTACTACTTTTATGGCTAAGTTGAGAATTATATTTTCCATATTTGTCTTTGTAAATCTCTTGGTATAATGTAATAACTCCGTCATAAAGATTTACCTTTAAATATTCTTTGTTCACATCTAATTCCTCTAATGTTCTTATTATTGCTTCTCGCATAACTTCGGAGTTTAATTTTTTGGTTTTTCCTCTACCCATTTTATTCAACTCCTAGATAATTATAGGCATCTTCTTTGGCTTCTCTAGCACATGCTTTACAATGATATTTTGCCTCAAATTGAGGGTTGTGTTTTAATGGTTTTTTACATTTCATATTTTCATCTCCTTTGCGCCTTTCTTTATATTATCTAATGCCCATAAAGGCTGTAAGTTTTCTAAAGCCCAACACTTTTTGAAGTCTTCACTTGTTGGGTCGGCTAATTCCTCTTGGTTAAAAGAGGCTTTTGGTTTAATGTGGTCTATATGCCAAAGACCCATATTTTCCCAAGTCATGCCTTTAGTAAATAAAGACTCAAAGCGTTCTCTAAACTCATCAATTGTAAAATTAAAGTGAGTCCATATATTACTTTTTGCGTCTTTCCTAATTGTATTGTATAATCCATTATGTAGAAAGTAAGACATTTTAGCGGCAGGAGTATAATATGCTTTTCTGCGACATTTGATACCGCAATACTTTCCGTATGTATTAGGCTTAAACATATTATCACATAACTTACACTTGATTTCCCTATTGGGGTCTTTGTCTTTCCAATAGTGTTTCTTTTGTTTGTTTGAAACATGGATTTTGTAACAAGTTTGATTACAGGTTAATTGCGACTTAACTCTTGGATTAAACAGTTCATTACAAGCCGAACATTTCTTTGGAGATAAGGGTATTCTTTTTTCAGCCCTTCTTATGTTTTCAGCATTTTGCTTACATTTCTTACCACAATACTTCGCAGTAGTTCTGTTATTTCTTGACGGTTCAAACTCTTCATTACAAATAGCACATTCTTTCATACTTCCATCTCCTTAGCCTTGAATGCCGCTAGTCTAATCGCCTCTCTCGCACTAGCAGTAATGCTAGCCGCTAAATCAACATCAGCCCAACCGAACCCCTTGTATGCGAGGATTCCGTAGAAGGATGCCATGAGTCGCTTGACAGCCATTTGATTGTTATTCCACTTAGCAGTTTGCTCTTTATCTCCATTGTTTCTAGCCTCTTTCATATTAGCCTTGTATTCGTTTCTCAAGTCTTTCAAAGCCAACAGAGACTTAGGCAATAGACCAAGTTTATCTGTTTTGTAGTAGAGCATTTTTCTCTCATACTCTTCTTCTCTCAAGTTTTGAGGTGTGTTTAAATCAGCACCAAATACTGTTTCAACATCACTCTTTGTTTCAAATGAAATATTCCTAGCAATAATCATACTAGGATAAAGACCAGCAAAATCAAACGCCGCTACATTGTAATGTAGTCCGTTTGTTCCTTCGTCTAATGGGTTGTAAATCATAGCACCCGAATAAGAAAGACTTTCTTTACACTTCTTACATGTCTTTAGTTTCTTATCATTAGGGTTTTTGTAGCCACATGACTCACACACTTTATGTTTAGGCTTACTACCTGTTGGTGCTTTCCACCAAGCATTACGCATAAAATACATTGAACCCATATTAGATGCAAAGAAACAAGCGTCGAATGGTGCTACTAGTAATCGCTGTAGAGATAGAATTGCCTCGGAGGTAAAGTTCTCTTCATCAATCCTTCTAAGTAATTCTACATCTATAATTGCATACTGTAGATATGCCGAAGCGTCTTCTATCCATGCTCTACGGTAGAACTCATTAGGGTCTTCAAACTTAGTCTCGGTATGTTTTCCTTCACCGAATAAAGTCTTTGAAACATAGTCTAATGATAGACTAGGTAATGTTCCTCTTTGAGCATCATTCCATTGTCTTTCAAAAGCCAAGTCTAGATTGAGAGTAATTCTACCTTTGATTGGTTGAGCCGTTGGGCTGTAGCCGTCTCCTTTAGTAAATACCCAAGATTCATTTTTTAGATAGACTCCATCAACAACACCTAATGGTGACATCCCTAATGGGTTAATATCTAATGCACAACATCTTTCTAGTAATTTAGGCAAATCGAACTTAAGACCAAACCATGCAATTAGCATATCGGGGTCGCAGTGTTCCATAGAGATTAAGAATTGTCGAATCATTTCTTCTTCACTATTTTCAATAAAGAAGATAGAATTGTAGCCTTCTACTTTAGGTTCCACTATGTCTTTGTTTTCTTCGGGTTGCCAAGTCCAAGTATAGAATTGACTATCAAAATTATCATAGCAAACAATAGCAGTAATTTTGTTATCATGTTCTCCACCCTGTTGCCATTCCATATCCCAATACCATTTACGCATATTGTATTCCGGTATTGACTCCAATTCATCTATAGCATAGCGGTAGTGAAAAGGAACATCGGCTTCATAGGTTTGAGAAAAGTTCTCTTTTGCTTTGAAGATGTCTTTAGGCATATCCACATAGACTTTCTTCAACTGTTCACCGTCTAGATTAACCCAATCACCATGCTCATATTCATAGTCTCTAGTAATTGTTTTAGTTACCTTGTAAGTGGCGGGTTCTCTAGCAGTTTCTTTAACATAAAAATAAGGCTTGTAAGTATCATTCTTAATCACTTTGTTTCCGTCGTTGTCTCTCCAAGAGAGATAAATATTATTATTGTTATTTGTTATTATCATTAAAATCACTATTCCATATGAGGAACCTTAACTAGTAGTCGGTCTTCTCCAACTAGTAGTATAGGGAACTCGTCTTTAACATAGAAGGTAATTGTATCTCCTTTGAAGAACTTATGAAGTGGGCCTGTGAAAGCCACCGTTGCTGAATAGCCTTTTCCGTTTTCTACACTTACTATAGTATTATATTCTTTAACTCCAACTACTCTTGAAGAAATCATAACTTCATTCGATGTTTGTCCGTCTACTTTAAAATCTAATTTATAGACACCTGTTCCTATCAATTCACATTGGTTAATTACTTCTTTAAAATCAGCAGTAGCCATGTCAAAAGAACCCTCAAATGCTTTGCCGTTAAATTGAGGCATTTCACCATCTAAGTTCAAATCCATTAAATATAGTCTTTGAATGACTTCGTGGTGTGGATGTTGATTAACTCTAGGTAAGGTAATGTTGGTATTAGCGGAAGAAATAGTTACTCTATCATGGATTGCTATTTCTATTTCGCCCGACATTTTCTTCAAGAAAGGCAGTAGTGTTTTGATATTTACTGTTGCATTATTTGTAGAGTCGTCTAGTATTGTTACATCAAGAACTATTTTGTTGATGTAACTGCCATCACCGTTCCATAAAGACAACAAGCCAAAGGAGGTATTGCTAGGATTGTCTTTCAAATCTAAGTAAGTATATTCACTTAATACTCCCGACTTTACTCCACCACTTTGAGCGTATTTACCACTGCCCATTATGTCTTCTAATCCTGTTCTAAACCCTTTTGCATCTATTGTAAATTTCATTTATTCTTCCTCCTGTTGTTCTTTGACTATCCAAGCCATAGCACCATAAATAGGATTAGCACCATAAACACACCATCCAAAATGGCTTCTATCGTTTTCAGCCTCATATTCTTCTTGGCTTTTTTCACTCCAACGATACAAACAAGGTCTATAGAACATAATATCTCCCGTTCCTTCTTCGGGTTCAGTGAATACAATATCTCCTAATCCACCATGCTTAGGCAATTTTTTGAGTTGTTTATTCATACATTTCCCTCTTTCAGTTCTTTAAATCCAGTCCAAATTACTTCTCCTGTTCGATTAACCGAAAGGAAAGAAACTCTTTTACCAAGAAGAGAAGGATTGTATTTACTACTTTTAACAGTAACAAAGTATTCCATGCCTTTCTGTGTGTTTCTTTGAGTTGTTTGTAGAACAGTCCAAAGGTGAGAATCCCAACGATTCCATATGGGCTGTGGAGTTTCGTCTCTAAATGGAGGCTTAGTATGAGTGATGTATATTTGGTCGCAATCAATTGCTTCAACCTCTTTCATTACTTCTCTAAATGGTTGGTTTCTATGAAACCAGTCCTGCTGTTTAGCAGTCTTCATTGGTCGCATTCTTGATGTTTCCATCCCTGTCATGTAAAGTGTGCAATAGTCTAGCCATGTATCTACTCCATCCCAAACAAAAACAATTTCTTCTGTCTTTGCTGTTTCTTTAGCCAACGCAATAAAGGAACGGATATTCCCTTGAGTTTGGTATGGTAGAAACTCTCCTGTTTCTTCATCAGTTGCCGCAGGATTGTAAATAATAATCCGGTCTGTAGAATTATGGTTTGCTTTCCAAGTTGGGCGAGAACCATTATCAACATCTAAGTAGAATGTTTTCTTAGTCATATCCATAGCCAATCCTGTTTTACCTGTTTTAGCATCACCTTCAATTCCAACCTTAATTCTTTTAGGTGCATTCTTATGCTGTTCAGTCTGTTTTAGAAGTTTCTTTCTAAGCCCTTCAATATCTATTTGCGTTTGTATTTTCTTATCCATTTTTATTCACCTTTGTATTTTTTCCATGCGGAGACTAATTCTTCTACTTCTTCTTCAAAGTCTAATTGTAGTCTTGTTTCTTTTGTTCCTATGTGCAATTTAATGAAATAGGTGTTATCATCATAGTTTTCTTTCCATGTAATAAAGTCCACATCACCAAAAGCCACTGCCCATGTTCCTTCTTTCTCAACGAAAGAATTAGTAATTGTAATTGAATCGCTCAATCGCTCAACCCCATCTTTTCTAATTTTAAGAAATGTAGAAAATCTTCTAGAGATTTAGCACTACAAGTTTGTATCACTACACTAGGATGTGCTGTGTATAATTTAACTTCTACTTCCTTTTTTCCGTCAATGTTTGTCAAATACTGATAAGACACATGTTGTAATCTGTCTATCGGTATTGTCGCTCTATCTGTTGTTATCATTTTATCTGCTACGCTTAACATATTTTTACCTCCTAAGAGTATAGGCTTCGCACCTATTTGAGTGTCATTCAACCGCCACACTTACACGGCATGAGAATTACTCAATCAAAACCAATCAAGGTCTTCTTCTTTAGCCTCACCAATTTCCTCTACTTGTCCTTTTCTTTCAGTAACATAGATTCCCGAAAGGTTGATTGTAGCCGGTTCATATCCGTCTTCACCA